CATCTTTGGAGTCATTGATGAAGTTCAACGTCTTTCTTTCAATTGCTACATTGGTCTCGGTTGCTGGAGCGACTGTTGCAGACTATGTTCTGATGGCTTGGCTTTGGATCTAATCAACAATTAGATAGTCTTCAACAAATCCAACGTTATGGATTGGACAATTGTATTGTAAATGATAGCGAAGCATATCTGCTTTAATCAATACCTCTTTTTGACCACCAGCAAAATGGTTAATTGAAAAAGTACAGAATGGACATTTAATTTTCATACTTGGTATGCCTCCTTATTCCAATTCAAAACAATAAAGTCACCACATTGTTGGCACAAAATCCACGGTGATTTTGTTGATCTCTTTTCACATACGACACAAATGCGTTGTTCTCTAAAGGATTTCATTCAAACTCCTCCAGTGTTGTTTGGTTTAGAGCCTTGGCAATTATCTCTTCAACATTGCCTTTGTAGTCTGGATCTATTTGCGTCGCATAGTCGATGAGTGTGGAAGCCAAGTGGAGACATGCTTTTCGATATCGAATGACTCTCATTGCTTGTGTTGCTACATCTTCTTGTAATCCATAGGACCTAAGACCAATTCTAACCCATTGGCTAAAGTTATCCATCTGTGTAGCTATCTGTGCAGTCTCGACAGTCAAAGATACTTCTTTGCGTACTTTCATTGTATCACCAGCTCGACATCAATGGATTCGCTAATACTAAAACTACCAACATCGCAAGTGTTGATGTGAGTCAGCATAAAATCTTTGAATCCACGCTTTGTAGATCCTGATAACATGTCGCTACATGAAGGGCATTCAATCGATAGGCAGATGGTATGAGTTGTTAGTAGTCCCATATTATCCTCTAGCAACTTTTACTATATCAAATCACCCGTACGGACGGGTCGATTTTGAAAGTTTGACAGGGTCAAAAGCAGAACCCACTAAATAGGGGGTGCTATACCATAGGGGTGGTGGACGGGGAGAATGGTGGCGTGAAGATTGGCTCGCTACGCTCGCGAAGATGGGATTGAGGATACTAAAGCGATGTAATTTTTGCACCAGTTTAATTTATACACCTGTTTTGATTAGAATTGTTTGGCGGCGGGAACCGGTCTGGTGCTTTGCTAGCAGAAAAAACCCGCTGCCACCCCCAAAAAAGAGATGATTTAACATGGCTAAAGGAGCAAACGACGTAATTTTAAGAGATCGACTACAATTTGATATTGATGCAAATGGTGACACAGCCCTTGTTTATGGACGAATTGATTTATCAGATTACGTTTCAATTGTTGAAAATAAAGGACTTGCGATCAAAGAAGTTCGATTTCAACTAAGAACATCACGCGCTGCAAATGTAGGAGTATGGCCTAACGTTATGTCTAACATGAATCCTGCTGCATTATCCGCAGGTGTTTTCGACGCACGAGCCAAGATTTTCGCTACTACAACCGCATATGAACTAGTCGAAGATGTTGGAATTGCTTCTCCAAACGTACTTTGTGTCTTTGAAAAACAATCCACTGTCGCTGTAGATGTAGCCCCGGGCGCATATCTTGCTGTCGACACATACGAACATATGTTTGGAACTCCTGATCTTCACCCTGAAGGTTACGACGTTGTTACTGATCTTCTTATTGGAATATCATTGGACAATTGCACAAACGTAGCCCTTGCTTCTTTAACATGTGAACTTGACGTTATGCTAATCGCAGAACCTAAGAAGATCACTCAAAAAGATTTGACCCAAATGCTCACACAGGCTCAAGACCTCTGAGGAGGTTTTTAGATGCCTAGAAAGAGAACAAAAAAAGAAGCCTTGGAACGTCTATTTGATGTTCCAGACGTACCGCTAAAAGGAAAAGCAGGGGCTATCAATCGAGCAGCTAGGATCGGAGCAGCTGGACTTATCATGCTGGACCCTTTCAATAGATTGGCTGATGATTTCATTACAATCCCAATCCCTATGATCGCAATCCCTGCACATGAGTCTCATTTGCTTAATGGTTCACCATCAATGCAAATCTACATCAGGGCAGGTGAAACAATTGTCCCTACTGGCGGCAATGTACAGGACTTTGAGCAAGGTGTTGCAGAAACACAGGCTCTTGAGGCTGTGAGCGTCGCACCTAAGCCTAGAAAGAAAACCACTGCCTATCAACGTAAGTACAAGAAAGCCTTTGCATCTGTAAAAGGTAAGTACAAACTCAAGAACGGTAAGTGGAAAAAAGACGGTTTCAAGAACGCAGTAAAGGCGGCTCATAGGATGTGTAAGTGATGGCAATATCAATTATCAAAGAAACTATTGAAATTAGTGACTTTACTACCGACGCTGATGGGAACGCTTTCTTTCAAAAAAGAATCAATTTATCTGAAGGTAAAGTTCACCGATTGCTTCAAACTGATATGTTTGAGGACGCATATATCAATTTAGGTTCATTTGCTAAGGAAAAGTATGAGGTTGTTGTTTCGCCTTATCCTGCTATTCCAACAGACATGCCATTTTCTGGAATTTTGGTAAATCGATACCCTTCTGCTGGTGATGATTCTGTTTTGTTTAAATCAATCGCTAGAGTTATCGATGAACAAGATTCTGAAATTACCCAATTTCCTAGTTTGCAAATCGCAGCGAATCAAAAAACTGAATTTTACACAGATCACTTATACATCAATCTTCATTGGATGGGGCTTGCTAATACACAATATTCTAACCTTGCATTGAGTTTTATGTTTGTAGTAGATTCAAAAACCGTACCATCTCTTACTCACAGTTTAGGTGTTCTTGCTGAATCTCATAATGCAATGTGTGCTTTGGTTATGTCAAACGGGCACATGGTAAGCCTTGCCGTTCTTCGTGGTAACGTTTTTCCAATGTGGCGATTCGGTGGTATTCGCCCTGAACACATGATTACGCCCATTGCAGCGAACGCATATTTCCTCCCAATAAATACCAGAGATGCTGAAACAATGACAACGACACCGGGTATTCGACAAGCAGTGGCAGATTCTCGACAAATGAGTGCATTCGATGCAGCATTTGGAGATCGTAGACCTGATTGGTTGCGAATGCATCTCAATGCTGGCGTCGTTGCTGGTGCAGTTCGTGATCAATGGCCTCCAATTAAACACGCAGATAACGGAAACGTAAGAATGCTCTAGGTGATAATATGCAAGAAGAAACCCCAATTGAAGAAAAGAAAACCCCAACCACAAAATTCGCTGAATGGCTGATGGCCAGAGCAGAAAAGAAAGAAGCAAAAGAAACATCTTTGGAGTCATTGATGAAGTTCAACGTCTTTCTTTCAATTGCTACATTGGTCTCGGTTGCTGGAGCGACTGTTGCAGACTATGT